ATTGAAGTAAGGAACTGGATCAAGAAAAGAAAGTCTTCGCCAGCGATACCAATCGTTATCGCTAAGCGTAGGCAGCATGGCATAGGTAAGTCGTTTGTAATCATGGAGTTAGATACATTTACGGAGGTATTAAAATGGAAACAGTAGTAGGGGTATTGATCGTAATTGCAGGTGTTGCTTTGTATCACTTCTTAGAACACTTGTATTACACATTCGATGCAAGGTTAGAACAGAAAAAAATGGAACGGCGTATTGAAGAATACAACTCTTATCTTAAGCAGTTGGAACGAACTCAGAAGAAGAAGCCAGTAAGAAAGACTTACTAATGGCCGCCGACCCAGAGCTTCTCAAGGCTGTGGTCGAACACTATGGCGGTGAAGTAAGAGAAGGCTACTCAAAGCCGGTTAGATGTTGTTTCCATAACGACACTCGAAGGTCTGCTGTTATGAGTACAGACGGAGAGAAAGCAGGACTCTACTTCTGTCACACCTGTGGCATAGGCGGAGATGCATACTCATTACTAATGTGGAAAGAAGGGGTGGACTTTCGTGTTGCTTTCGATAGAGCGTCTGACATTGCTAAACGATTTGGCTACGACATATCACAAAAAGATAAACGAGGAGACGGTCTCTTACCTAAAAGGTCGGGGGTTCAGTCAGGAGCTGGCAAGCGAGCATCTTCTGGGAAGCGTACCAGTCGACTGTGATCCGAGCCATGTCCAGTTTATTGGATGGTTATCCATCCCATATCGAGTCGTCAATGGCGTTGCAGGTTTCAAGTTCAGAAGGATCGATGAACTTCCGGGGCCTAGATACATGGCACCAATGCATCAACCAGCAAGATTGTTCAACGCAGTTGATTTACAAAAGCCTTCAGATACCATTGCAATTTGCGAGGGAGAGTTGGATGCAGTCATTGCTAGTCAACTTTTGCCTTCAGTTGGAGTGCCGGGAGTTAAAGCTTGGCGACCACACTTCAATAGATTATTTGGTGGCTATCGAAGAGTCCTTGTCTTGGCAGACAATGATGATAAGAAAGATGGATCTAATCCGGGAATGGAGTTGGCCGAGAAAGTATTACAAGAGGTCGAACACGCAGAGTTAATACCTCTACCACTCGGAAGTGATGTAAACTCTATAGTATTAGATGAGGGTTTAGATGGGTTACGAAGGAGATTAGGAATAGATGAGCGTGTATGAGGATGGAATCCGTAGATCCAATGACGATGCAGAGTTTGAAAGAATTACTGGAAAGCTTCGGCCTAAAAGTCCTAAGCCTAAAGCCAAGCCCAAGTCAGCCTTTGGCCCTCGAGATAGTAGTTCAACTGCCGAAGACCCGGCGATGAATCAGTTCGTTGCTGACTCATGGGATATTATCGATGAGCTTGGTAACTTGCTGATTAGTAAACAAAGAGACTACGGCCCGGGCAATATCAACAATGCATACGGTGGCCCTATCAATGGGTTGATGGTTCGTATGGGTGATAAGTTTGAACGACTAAAGAACTTACTAGCATCTGGTCACACACCACAGCATGAGTCCATTGAGGACTCGTTCAAGGATCTGGCTAACTACTGCATCATTGCGATGATGTTTACTCGTGGCACATGGCCGGAGAACAAGTGAAGAAATTTTTTTTATTATCACTTCTTGTAATTACATTGATGGCATTCGTTGCCAAGTTTGTGATGGATGCAATCGTAGAACTTGAGGATGATGAGTGAGTTCTGCTGACTATGATCGCTTAGATAGATCCGCAGAACATCTCGAAGATCTACTGCATATATCTGCATCACACATCCATCGCAGGTTTGCTGGGTATGTGGAAAGAGAAGATCTAATTCAAGAGCTTCGAGTCTATGTTCTTAAGCGACCTCACTTGGCCAAGATGTTAGATGAAGCCTATGAGGTAAGCAAGGATGAGACTAAGTGGGTAGCAAGGCGGATCATGGCACGATTCCGCAGGACAGTTGAGAAGTATTCAAGGAAAGAGAAGGCTGCAAAGCTGGGCTATTCAACCGGCGATGAGTTCTTCTACGACACCATAACAATAGCCAAGATGTTGCCAGTTGCATTTGAGTTTGATTCATACGGTGCAGTAATGGTTGACAAAGTAGATGATGGCACCCCACGCAAGCCATCAGTTCCAAGTGAGGGTGGCAATATCTTGGCTGTAGTAATTGATATTAGATCTGCAATAGATCTGCTACAGGCAGATGAGCAGGTGATGTTACGCAATAGATATTCCACTAGCCCGATGACTCTTTCTGAGATAGCAGAAGAGATGGGCATAAGTGATTCAACAGTAGATAGAAAGATTCAAGGCTCACTAAGAAAGATCATCGATCACTTAGGGGGGCCAACGCCTTGGGTCTAAAGATAATTCTTGAAAGATACGAAGTAGTTCTCGCTGCTAACACAGCGATTGAACGCTATGTATCTACGATGAAGAACCAGCAGATGCGTGGACTACAGGACATGGATGCATGGCAGAGAATTCTTCTTGATGTTGATGGTGCCGGTGCTGAGATAGCAGTAGCTAAGTATCTCGGTGTCTACTGGGGCGGTGCCTTTGGTCAAGGTGGTGTAGATATTGAACCGAACATTGATGTGAAGTATACAAAGCACGAGATGGGTAGATTACTTGTTAGACCTGATGCAAAGGATGATGTGAAGTTCGTATTGGTTAGAGGTGGTATGCCTAACTACGAGCTGATTGGTTGGATCATGGGTGCAGAAGCTAAGAACCCGGAGTGGTTGGACAAACCTGACTGGAAGAGACCAGAGATCTATTGCGTACCAGAAGAGAACCTAAGAAAATTCAGAGGGAGTTACAATAACTAATGGCTACATACGAATACAGTTGCACTAACTGTGCTGTCAAGGTAGAGATTGAACGCAAGATGACAGAAGAAGAAGCACCACCCAAGTGTGACTGTGGCTTGATGATGACTCGAGTGTGGAGTCCAACGCCTACGGTATTCAAGGCTACAGGTTTCTACTCAGTAGAGAATCCAAGAGGATAAAACTAAAGCCCTCCCGAAGGAGGGCCTTAGCACCTAGTGGAGGATCAAGTCCACTACATTTATCTTAGCATTACTTTCCGTAATCTTCCTTCAAGAACTTGCCACAATACGGCCAAGGCTTAGAGCCACGATCTACATAAATGTGGAGTGCAACCCAGAACTGTTCAAGTATGGTGGAATCCTTTGGTGCTTTATCGCTGTCGCCGCCATGTGCAACCCAAGTCCGGGGATACTCGATCTGGAATAGCCCTTGGAACTGTTTGCGTTTGCCGCTGACGGCGTTGATCCGACCAGAGGATTCACACATAGCCAATTTCTGCCACGATAAAGGTAGTTGATCCAAAGATAAGTCGGGAATCTCCACGACTTTTGGAACTACCTCTTTATGTTTTACTTCGAGGTGGATTGGGGCGTTTGGGGTCAGCGAAATCGCCAACCCCAAAGCCACCAGCCCGATTATGAATCGGTGATGCATTACTTCTCCTTCCACAGTAGGGCTGTTGCCAGCCCCAGTATCGGTATCGCTATTAGTAGCGGTTGATTCTCGGCTATCCCTACAGGGAGAGTAAAGAATAAGAGTATTACTAAGATGAAGCCTACCAACTATGCCCCCTTCATCTTGGTTTGGCACTTCGAGCAGTAGACATCATCATTCTCCCAGTATGCAGGGCGACCGCAATGCTGGAAACTGATGTCCAGATCTGGAGTAGATACCCAACCGTTACTCATCTACTCCACCTCGATGTCTGCAATAGTCCAACCGTCATGGATCAGAGATCCTTCATAGAACTCAGAGCCCTGACACCAGTAGGAGACCTCATCATCTTCAGCCAGTTCAGAAGTTTCACCAGTAAAACCGTAAGGCATGACACCTATCTTCTCGGTTCTCATGGTGTATTCATTCTGCTCATTGAGTGGAGATCTGAGATTGCAGGTATAGATCCTTGCCTTTGGTAAGATCTGCTTCATAATCGGTTCATCTTTTTCGAGACCGTTCAAAAGCTTTATGGCGTTACCCAATCTATCTGCAAGATCATCTTCCAGATCATAAAGAATTGGATAAGAACTGGCACTC